AGAACTTGTACAGATGCACCAAGAAGCTGAGAAGCTATTGGGCCGACAGAGTTCTGAAGTAGGTGAGCTACGTAAGGTTGTTGATACGTATATCCAGACACAACTCACAGAAGATACTAAAGAAGCACCCCAACAAGACGAAGAAGTAGATTGGTTTACAGACCCTGATAAGGCTGTAGATAGGGCTATTCAGAACCATCCTAAGATTAAGGAAGCTGAAGAAGTCACAAAGCAGTATAAGGCAAGCACTGCGCTATCAGAGCTACAACGTAAGCACCCTGATATGCAACAGATCTTGCAAGATGCTAACTTTGCTGAATGGATTAAAGCATCCAATGTTAGGACTAGACTGTTTGTAGCAGCAGACCAGCAGTACGATAGTGAATCCGCTGATGAGCTATTTAGCTTGTGGAAAGAGCGACAAAGTATTGTACAGCAGACTGCCGCTGTAGAGGAGCAATCCCGTAAGCAAGCAGTTAAAGCAGCCTCTACTGGCAATGCTAGTGGTAGCACTGAATCAGCACCTAAGAAGATCTATAGACGCGCAGACATTATTAACCTTATGAGAAACGACCCTGATCGCTATGCTGCTCTACAACCAGAGATCATGAAGGCATATGCAGAAAAACGGGTCAGATAGTATATCTTAGGAGATATTTATTATGACTGATTCCACATATCCCGCAACTGGCGGGTTCGTTGACAACACTAGCGCAGCTACTTTTATTCCAGAAATCTGGAGTGACGAGATTGTTGCAGCCTACCAGAAGAACCTCGTATTGGCAAACCTTGTCAAGAAGATGTCTATGGCTGGCAAGAAGGGTGATACCATCCATGTGCCTAAGCCTGTCCGTGGTGATGCTCACGCTAAAGCTGAGAACACTGCTGTAACGGTTCAGAACGCTACGGAAGGTGAAGTGCAGATCTCTATTGACAAGCACTTTGAATACTCACGTTTGATTGAAGACATTACGGACGTACAGGCTCTTAGCTCACTGCGTCAGTTCTACACGGAAGATGCTGGCTACGCTTTGGCGAAGCAAGTTGACACTGACCTGCACAGCTTGGCTACTGGCCTTGGTGCTTCCGGTACGTCTTCTACGACTTACCTCAACAACGGCGGTACGTTCTTTGCAGACGCTTCTAATGGTTTGTCTACCTACACGGCTGACACGGTTGTTCCTGCTGACGTATTCACTGATGCTGCATTCCGTGGTCTGATCCAGAAGCTAGACGATGCTGATGTTCCTATGGAGAACCGCTGCTTTGTCATTCCTCCTTCAGTACGCAACACCATCATGGGTATTGATCGTTACGTAAGCTCTGACTTCGTAAACAACGGTCAAGTTACTAATGGTCAGATTGGTCAACTGTACGGCATTGACGTATTTGTTAGCACCAACTGCCCTGTTGTTGAAACTGCTTCTGCTAACTCTGCTTCTGCTGTAGACTCTCTGGGCGCTCTGTTGTTCCAGAAGGATGCAATTGTAATGGCTGAACAACTGGGAGTTCGCTCACAGACTCAGTACAAGCAAGAGTTCTTGGCTAACCTGTTTACTTCAGATACTCTGTACGGTGTAAACGTACTGCGTCCTGAGTCAGGTGTAACTTTGGTTGTTCCTAAGTAATAACCATCTAACTGGGGGCTGCTACGGTGGCCCCTAGTTTTATTGAGGTAGCTAAGTATGAGCATAGTAGCTAGTTTGGTCGGCCCAGTAACAGGGCTGCTTGATAAGTTTATTGAGGACAAAGACCAGAAGAATGCTTTGGCTCATGAGATTGCTACCATGTCTGAGCGTCATGCTCAAGAGTTAGCTAAAGGTCAGCTAGAAGTAAACAAAGTAGAGGCAGGACACTCTAGTTTATTTGTTTCTGGATGGCGACCCTTCATTGGCTGGACATGTGGATTAGGCATGTTCGGTAACTTTATCACAATTCCGTTTTCTAACTTTGTATTGGCTCTAGCAGAAGTAGACATTGTTATACCTCTAGTACCACTAGAAACTATGATGCCTGTCCTTATGGGTATGTTAGGTTTAGGTGCAATGCGTTCATTTGAAAAGACTAGGAAATAAGTAGCTGATGCAGATTGACTTACAAGCTATAGGTCTAAACCAAGCTATGCTAGACCAACTAGCTAGTGGTTATCAAGACTTCGGCCCACAGACTCCGTTTAGTGATTGGCGTAATGCTGCCAATGAATTAGCTGCTGAAGCAGATATTGAAGCAAGGGAAGCAGAATTACGTAGCCAAATAGATCCAGGTAGAGGATCAGCTATTGGTAGAGGAACATTTAGAGATGTTGCTAGAGAAGAGCTAGTAGATCAGCCTAATGCTGCTGCATGGATGGATACGTATACTAGTCAAGGACTACCTCCATACAAAGTAAACGAAGAAGGACAGAAAGTATATATTAACACTCCTAAAGGTGTTAATCTTGTTGACTTGTTACAAGGAGCAGATAAAGAAGAATACCTTGCTATGAAGAAAGCAGGGTTTGATGAGCGTTTAACAAAAACTCCTTACAATGTACAGTCAGGTCTTTATGGCTCTGGAGCAGGTAACTACGGCACTACAGTAGTCCCTGAGAAACTTAACAACTTTCAAAAAGCTCTTAGCAGCCCTGTTGTATCAGCTTTAGCTGCGTTTATTCCAGGAGGCTCTTTAGCTCTTGTAGCAGGCAAGACATTAGCCGGTGTAGATGTGAGTCCTGTTGAGATTGCACTAGCTGCACACGGAGCTTATGGAGACTATGCTAAATCTATAGCTAACAAGGCTATTAAAGAAACAGGTGGTCAAGCTGTAGGCCCAACTATTGACGTAGAGTTAACTACTGCTGAACAACAAGCCGCAGCTATTGATGCCATAGATATAGCAGGAGATCCTTCTGCATTTGAAGGCGTAGATATTGCTGGGTTAACTCCTGAAGTTGCTTCTGCTTCAAACGCTTTAAGTCCTTTATATGAAACTTACGATAAAATTATTGAAGACGTAGGCAGTGTTAAGGCTTTCAATGAACTTAGTCCTTCACAGCTTGAATCTTATATTATTAAACACGGAGGCTCTACTATATATAGAGAGCTATACCCTTATTTGGGCGGAGCTAGGTCTTTACTAGACATTCCTGATGAAATAGTAAGCCTAGCTGGTGGTGTCGGCAATGTTCCAGACTTTATTATGGAAACAACAATGGAGGACTACACTAGACCTCCTTCATTACGAACAGAAACAAAAGTTGATATAAGTAAACTAGAAGATACTCCAGTAACAGAAACGCAGCCTACTAGAGAGTCTTTCTTACCTTCAGAGCAGCCAGACGGAGGAGGAGGCGGTGGAGCAGCAGGAGGCGGTGGTTTAGCAGGAGGCGCTACAACAACTACTTCTGGCTCAGTAAGTGTAACTCCCACTATTGACTACACTGCGCCGGGAGCAGTTACATCAAGTTTATTTTCAGATGTTATAGCCCCCGCTGCTACCGCTGCTTCTACTGTTACACAGACATCCCCAATAACTCCAGTAGCTACTACTGCTCCTGTTACAGAAGAAACGCAGACAACTACTACAGAGCCTACAAGTATCCTTGAAGATACTACTGCTGATACTACTACTGCTCCTGTTACAACAGGTGGAGGATCAACAGGAGGCGTTGAAGACCCTATAAGCACTGGAGGTGCTGAAGGTACTGGTGCTGAAGGCGGCGCTAGTGGCGGTACTGATGACGGTAGTGGTACTGAAGGTGACGGAGCTTCGGGTCAAGAAGGTGGTGATGACACTGCTGGAGACGGCACTGATGCCGGTGGAGGCGCTGGTGATGCCGGTGACGCTGAAGGTGCAGGAGATGGCACTGGAGAAGGTGAAGGCACAGGAGAAGGAACTGGAACAGGAGAAGGCACTGGTGACGGTGATGGGACGGGCAGAGGCTCAGGAGCAGGAGGAGGATTAGGTATTGGTGGAGCAGGGGGTATTGGGACATCTATGTTCTCAGACTATCTTTACGGTTTCCAGCGTCCTCAGATTTTAGAGTTAGCACCAATGTTTGAGCCTTACCAAGCTCCTGCTGCTTATGACCCACAAGCTAACTATGCTAATACAGTAGCGGATGAGATACGTAATCTTACGTCCTTCCCGGCATTGTCTCAAGACCAAGTGCAAAACAGGTTAGGTTTATTTAACGATGCTTTACTACAAGAAGCAGTTATGCAAAATTTATATGGAGCAGGCGGTAGATGAGTACCACATATTTGAATATAGTCAACGAGGTACTACGTAGGCTACGGGAAGAAGAAGTATCCAGTGTAACACAGAACACCTACAGTAGAATGGTAAGTGACTTTGTTAACGATGCAAAGCAAGTAGTAGAAGACTCACATGATTGGTCTGCACTACGGACAACTATTGTAGTTCCTACTGTAGCAGACACTACAGAGTACAGCCTAACTAATGCTGGAGAACGTGTGAAGGTGTACAGTGTCATCAACGACACATCTAACTTTTTTATGCGTTATGAGTCACCTAACTGGTTTAACAACGCTTACTACATCTCCGGTGAAGTCACAGGCACTCCTGACTCATATACCTTTAGTGGTATTGACAGTAACAGTGATACTAAAGTAAGAGTGTACCCTAAGCCATCAGGTGTATTTAACATGCGCTTTGACCTGATTGCTAGGGAAGCTGAACTGTCTGGAGATGCAGATACTACAGTGTTACCTAAGAATGCTATTGTCCACAACGCTGTAGCTTTGTTGGCTAGAGAGCGTGGTGAAACTGGAGGCACTACAGCACAGGATTACTTTGTAATTGCTGACAAGCACTTGTCTGATGCCATTGCATTGGATGCTTACAAGAACCCTGAAGAATTCATTTACACGGTTCCATAATGGCTCAAGAAAGACAGAACATATACATTGCTGCTCCCGGTTTTAAGGGACTCAATACAGCAGACTCTCCTGTTACTCAGGATGCGTCCTTTGCGTCTATTGCAGAGAATGCTGTTATTGATAAGTATGGACGTATTGCCTCTAGAAAGGGCTTAAACACGCTTACAAGCAGTGCTACGCCACTAGGGTCTAGCCTTGGCATTGAGACTATCTTTGAGTACGTAGATCAAAGCGGTGATAAAGTAGTATTCTCCGCTGGCAACAATAAGATATTTACAGGGACTACATCGTTAACTGATATTACTCCTTCTGGTTACTCTATTACAGCTAACAACTGGAAGATTATAAACTTCAACAACCATGCTTTCTTTTGGCAAAGAGGATTTGAGTATTTAATCTATACTGATGAAGGAGGCTCTGGCGTACTGGAGGCAGCTAGTGACCATAGCCATGCTACAGGTACAGCACCACAAGCCAATGAAGCTCTAGCAGCTTTTGGTCGTGTATGGGCAGCGGATGCTCCGGGCAACAAACACACCCTGTACTGGTCTGACTTATTGGCTGGTCATGCGTGGACAGGAGGTTCTTCAGGTTCTTTAGATGTTACAACTGTATGGCCCACAGGACATGATGAGATTGTAGCCTTAGCAGAGTTTAACAATCTTTTAGTTATCTTTGGTAAGCGTAACATTCTTTTGTACTCTGGTGCTGATACTCCATCTTCAATGGTGCTACAGGATGTAATTACAAACATAGGATGTACAGCAAGAGACAGTGTGCAGTCTATAGGCACAGATTTATTCTTCTTGTCTGACACTGGTGTACGTAGCTTAGGCAGAGTTATACAAGAGAAGTCAAACCCTATTGGCAATGTGTCTAAGAATGTAAAAGACACTATGATGATTTCAGTTAACTCTGAAGCACTGAACATTAAAAGCGTATACAGTCCAGAAGAGTCTCTGTATCTTTTGTTCTTACCTACAAGTTTTGAGGTTTATGCTTTTGATACTAGAGGTGCCTTAGAGGACGGTAGCCACAGAGCTACAACATGGGAAGGCAATAAGATTCTTTGTGGTGCTAGGACTTCAGATGGGTTCTTATACTTAGGTAACGAAGACGGTATAAATAAATACGATGGTTACACAGATAACGGTAGCACATACTCCTTTAGATATTTTACTAACCCTTTAGCATTTGGTGATCCGTCCAGAATAAAGATGCTTAAAGAGCTTTCTTTTACTGTTATAGGTGGCTCTGGTGCGGTTGTAGTAGGGAACTGGGGTTACGACTATACAGAAGCGTACACTAAACAATCGTTTACTGTTGCTACCAGTTTGATTGCAGAGTACGGAATATCTGAGTACAACGTAAGCACATCAGAGTATAGTGCTTCTATTGTTATTGACGTTGCTAAAGTAAAAGCAACAGGATCAGGAAAAGTAGCAACGATTGGAGTAGAGGCGACTATAGACGGTGGCGCTCTTTCGTTGCAGGAATTAAATACTGAAGCTATTATAGGTAGACTTGTATAATGAGTGATTACACAAAGACAACTAACTTTGCAGCAAAAGACAGTTTACCTTCCGGTAACTCTGGTAAGATTGTTAAAGGCTCTGAGATTGACACAGAGTTTACTAACATTCAAACTGCTGTTGCAACTAAACTAAACATTAATAACAGTGCGTTAACTGGGACAACTACTGCTCAGACACTGGACATCTCAGGTAATGTTGATGTTGATGGTACTCTGGAAACTGATGCACTGTCCCTCAATGGAGTTACAGTAACAAGTACTGCTGCTGAACTAAACATCTTAGATGGTGTTACTAGCACAACAGCAGAACTAAACTACGTCGATGGTGTCACATCTAATGTACAGACGCAGTTGAATACTAAAGCTCCTCTTGCTAGCCCTACGTTTACAGGCACAGTAACGGCTGCTGGGCTTACTGTTGACACGACAACTTTGGTGGTTGACGCATCGAACAATCGTGTTGGTATTGGTACTAGCAGCCCAAGCACAAAGCTACATTTAGGCGGCTCTGCTCCCGGCGACAGCATTATTCGCCAAGACTCTACAGCTTCAGGAACAAACTGGGAAATCGGAGAAAGATCAGCAGGCAAGTGGCAAATTTTTGAAGACGATACCGATTCTATTGTCGCTACGTTTATGTCATCAGGCAATGTTGCAATTGGCACTACCTCTGCTGGATCAGGTTTGCATGTCAACAGAGGGACAAGTGGTGCCCCTGCTACTTCTGGCACGACTCAAAACGGCACGTTGAGGCTGTCGAGTGCTGCAACCACAGGTATTCTCGACTTTGGAATGAATGGCGCAAACCCGTGGATTCAGGCGACAGACTCAGGAGGTTTGAACAACAATTACCACATTGCGTTAAATCCCAACGGGGGAAATGTTGGCGTGGGGACAGCAGCGCCGGGACATAAGTTCGATGTGAATGGTGGTAATGTCGCTGTTGACGCTGGGTATGGTTTGGTCTGGTCTGGGGCCACTGCCAGAATTGTAACGCCAGAAGACAACAGCGTTGGGGGGCTTTTTGCAGTTGGCGCTTCAGCAGCCACAAGATTTATGCGTGACACCACAGAGTCTATGCGTATTGATGCAAGCGGCAACTTGCTTGTGGGGACTACTTCAAGCGGATTTTCAGCGAAATTTATAGTTCAAAACACTGCCAGCTACACAATTCATTCAAAAAGAACTGGAACAGGTTCTGAGGGTCATGTCGTTTTTCAAAACGGTAACGGTGCAGTCGGTAGTATTTTTACGAATGGCACTGCTACCGCCTACAACCAATCATCAGACCGACGCCTTAAAGAAAACATTGCAGACGCTGATGACGCTGGAAGCAAAGTAGACGCTATCCAAGTACGCAAGTTTGATTGGAAAGTTGATGGCTCACATCAAGACTACGGCATGATTGCTCAAGAGTTGCAAACTGTTGCTCCAGAAGCAGTCACTGGAGACGCTGACTCAGATGAAATGATGGGCGTGGACTACAGCAAGCTAGTCCCAATGCTTGTCAAAGAAATACAAGCACTACGCAACAGAGTTGCACAACTGGAGAATAGCTAATGTCAGCTACTTTTGAATGGGCCATATCGACCCTTGAACGAGACCTTTTGCCCGAAGATATGTCTGGCGCTGTAATCATAGCGCACTGGCGATGCAATGCTTCGCAAACGCAAGGCTCTGGTGATGACGCCGTCACGTTTTACGCCTCGTCTTACAGCACCTGCGGGTTTACCCCAGACCCGTCTGCTTCCAATTACATAGCGTATGCGGATTTGACTGAAGCTGATGTACTTGGTTGGTGCTGGGCTGATGGCGTTGACAAAGATGCGATTCAAACGTCTTTGCAAGCCAATATTGACGGGCAGATCACGCCTGAAACCGCTGATGGAGTACCTTGGTAATGCCATACGTAATTGACGCTTTTAACATTATCACTGCTCTAGTTGCTCTAGCGTCAGCTATTGCAGCAGCAACTGATACACCTAAAGATGATGCTCTAGTAGCTAAAGCATACAAGATACTGGACATGATTGCACTAAACGTAGGTAAGGCTAAAGACTGATGAAGCAGGATCAGACGCAAACACTTGACTTGGCTTTAGAAGCACTAGAGAAGATAGCTCAACATGAGAAAGAATGTGGTGAACGCTGGGGCGAAGCTACTGCTGAACTTCGGCAGCTTAAAGAACTAGCTTCTGCTCATGCGTTGAAGTGGGAGCGTCTGGCTTGGCTTGTTGTTACTGTTGTGGTAACAGGTGCAGCCTCCGTGATAACAACAGTATTGACATAGAGAGAATATAAATGAGTGATGAAACTTTAACTCCAGATCAGCTAAGAGACCTACTAGGGGATCAACTTTTTGGTGATTTAAGTGGCACTATGGGAGGCTCTGGTAGCTCAGGAGGACTTGGAGGTCTTCTAGGTAACTTCTTTACAGGGGGCGCTGCTGACTCACTTCTTGGTGCAGGCTTAGGCTATAATCTTTTCGATGAGTTGAGTTCTTTAGGCAGAACTGCACAGGAAGAATCACTTAACATAGGAGAGAGAGCTAGAGCAGATACTGCCTTTAGACCCTTTACAGTGTCCACAGGCTTTGGCGGCGTAAGTGCCACACCTGAAGGTGGTTTTAGTACAACCCTAAGCCCTTATGGTGAGCAGTTTCAAACAGGCGCTAGAGGCATCACAAGCGGCCTTATGGACTCTTTTGGTGCAGGAGTACCAGATGTATCAGGGCTAACTTCCGCTGCTTTTGGAGGCATACCGGGCCTTCTACAGGCAGCTACAGGGGACACAGCAGGAAGAGAATCTGACATTTACAGCCGTATACGTGCTACACAGACTCCTGAAGAAGAACGTCAGGCTCTTGCACTAGAGCAGCGCCTAGCATCTCAAGGACGTACAGGTCTACGTACAGCACAGTTTGGTGGTTCTCCTGAGCAACTAGCGTTAGCTAAGGCTAGAGAAGAAGCTATGCTGTCTGCTAACTTAGGTGCTATGGATCAGGCTAGAGCAGAACAAATGCAACAACTAGGGATGGCACAAGGTCTATTTGGTCTTGGCTCCGGTGCTGCTGCATTGCCTGCTTCTCTAAGAGGCGCTGAGTTAGGAAACATAGGTGCAGCACTAGGACTGTCATATCAGCCTGAGCAACAGCTACTGTCTACACTGACTCCTGCGTTAACTCTAGCTAACATTGCAGGCACAGGACAACGTGAAGGCGCAGCCCTACGAGGTGAAGCAGCAATGACAGGACTAGAGGGGCGCATAGCTGCTGAGAAGGCTAGAACTGAAGGGCTTGCAGGTATCTACAGTGCGCTATTAGGTGCTCAAGGTAACGTAGGTGCTGCCGCTGCTGGAGGAGCTACAGGCTCTGGTGGTTTGTTATCTGCACTTGCAGGTTTATTTTAAGGAGGAGTAAGTAATGGCTAGACTAGGAGGTAATTTAGCAGGGTTGTTTACTAATAATCCTATAAACGCTGTAAGTGCAACAGGTCAACCGTTAATTGGCGGAAGTCAGTCTGCAAACCTATTGGCAAGAAGTGTTGGTGGTTTGCTTGGGAGAGACTTGAGGACTCCGCAGGAGAAAGTACAGGCTGAGTTAACACAAGTTAAAGATCCTATGTCCCCTGAAGGCTTACTGCAACGTGCTCAAATTATAGCGGCTAATGCTACGGATGCTCAATCTTTACAAGTAGCTGCTGCGTTAGCTACTGAAGGTAGACGGCTACAGACAGCAAAGACTACTAAAGAAAGAGCAGCAAAAGGCAGGGCAGGAGATATAGCTTTCTTAAAAGAAAACCCTGAGTATGCAGAGTATGTAGATGACTACGAAAGTTTTGCTATTGGCCCTGAGTTTGTGGCTAAACTTAGACAAGAACAAGTAGCAGAAGCTGCTGCTAAAAGAGCTTCTGGACTAAGCAGAAAACAACGTACCCGTACTTACGCTACATTAGGTAAACTTTATGATGTTCCAGAAGAAACTCAAACATCTATTGAATCTGGTGAATTATCTGATTTAGATGTAGAGGATTTTAAAAAACTTTATAAGCCTGAGAACCAAAAGGCAGAGACTGTTAACTTTGAAGTCTTTATTAACCCTAATGATGAATCACAAGGCACAAAAATAATAGCTCTTAGTCAACGTGATGACGGTAAGGTATTAGACCCTACAACTAGGCAGTGGAAAGAGATTTATGATATTGGTGTCGTAAGAGAAACAAGAGCAGTAGAGACAGCAAAAGGTAAAGCCCCTACTACTAAAGAAACTTTAAGAACTACAGCAGCAGGAAGTGTAACAAACTTTGCTAAGCAGTTGTCTGGTTTAGCTGGTACAGCTCAAAGAGGTGCTGTGTTAGGCCTTGTAGAAACTCCTACGGCTAGAATGGTTGGTGGATTTTTTGACTCTGATTCAGCTAAAAGAGCTAATCAGATTAAAATAGCTAAGGACGCTATAGCACAGTCTGTAGGTAGAGACTTGTCTGGTGGACAGATAAAAGAACAGGAAATGAAAGACTTTAGAGTCCAGTTAGTTCCTACTTTTACAGATTTTACTGACAATGATGCTATCTTTACTAAATTAGTAAACACTTCTTTAGGATTATCTATAGCGGCTAATACTGCTTTAGATAGAGGCGCTAAAGCTAATGAGCAAGGTGTTGTTCCTTTTACCGGACAAGAACTTAATCAAGCACTGGCAAAGATTGCAGCAACACCTGTAACTCCTGAAATACAAAAATTAGTTGATGAAGGTAAGTTTGATGAAGCTATTGAAGCCAGAGTAAATCAAGTGTTAGGTGGAAGTAGGCAAGTAGAATCAAGAGAAGAAAAACTAGCCCGTATCACAGCACAGTATTAACAGGAGTCTTAAATGTCTCAAGCACAGATAAAAGAGTTAGAAGACTTACTCATCAGAATGGATGAAAACAATGCTCCTTCTGAAGATATAAGATTTATTGTATCAGAGTTAAATGCTCTAACTAGCGTAAAAACACCAGAGACTCCTGCTGCAAGAAAACCTAGAGGCCGTGGTGAAATATCTCAAGCTAAAAAACAAGAGGCTATAGACAACGTAAGCCAGCAGGCTCGTATTGACCCTGTAGGTACTTTTAATGCTATATCTCAAGGTGTTAACAAAGGTATATTTAACCTTCTGGATCTTCCCGGTGATGTAGTTAACTTAGCTATTGATGAAGTTAATAGGATAACCGGAGGTACTTACATTCCACCACAGATGAATGTAACTGATGCTGTTGATTTAGCTACTAAATTTATCACAGGTACTCCTGTTGTTACTGCGGCTGAAGCCCCTATAGCAGAGATTGACACTGCTTTTGAACGTATCCTCAGTAAAGGTGCTGAATACGCCACAGAAGGCGCTGTGGGTGCTGCTCTTGTAGGGCCAAGGTTAGCTAAAGCAGGCGCTACAATGCTTGGAGGTAGGCCAGTAGCTCCAGCAGCGGCAGAAGGGCTCTTAGGCGCATCAGCAGGCATAGGCGCTGGAGTAGCTAGAGAAATAGCTCCAGAGTCAGCAGCAGGAGAACTTGTAGGTGCCTTAGTTGGAGGCTTTACTCCTTCCGCTGCTAATAAGCTAAAAGAGGTTGTTGTAAAACAAGCTGAAGACGCTTATTTACCGCTTACTGAAGCAGGTGTTTACAGGCGTACAGCAGAGACAATTCAAGAAGTAGCTACTGACCCTGAAACTGCTATCTCTAACATAGAGCGCAACAGGTTAATTTTAGAAGATGCTGGTATTGACCCCAGCACAGTAACTACTGCACAGCTTGTAGAAGACCCTGCCTTATCAGCAACACTAAGAGAACTGTCTTCTGACTACAATGCTGTTAACAATGCTATTGCTAGAGGCAGAGCAGACAACACCCAACTTATTGTTAACAACTTAAAGAAAGAAATACCTAAGTCAAAGACAGGTGTTGATGTAGTTACTTCCGCTAACAAGTACGTTACCAGTGCTGTTAATGACTTAAATGACCAGATTGATTTAGCTAGAAATGAGCTAGACAGGTTACAGGGCGAAGGTAGAGACTTTGCTACTGATGAAGAATCATTAAAGTTTGTAGCAGCTACACAGGAAGCCTACGATGCAGCTAAGAAGACTGAGAATGAGATGTGGTCTGCTGTTGGTAAGAAAGAACCTCTAAACTTACAGCCGCTAAAAGCATCCGTAGCCAAATTAGAGCGTGCTGCACGTAAAGAAGCTATCCCTGACGCACAAGTTCCTTCAGGTATCTACAAGCAAAGAGCTAAGATGGGCACTAAGAAGGTAGACGGTAAAACTGTACAACTAAGGAATGACTTTGGTTTCTTAAGCGGATACAGAAGCTCTGTTCTACAGGAGATGAGAGCAGCTAGAGCAGCAGGAGAAAGTAACAAACTTAGGCTGCTAAGTGAAGTAGAGAAAGAGATAGCTAAGTTTATTGACAAGGCAGGAAGTAAAGATGCTTACAGGGCTGCTTCTGCATACACTAGGTCTATTAGAGATAACTTTAACAAAGGCACTATTGGTAAGCTACTACAAGTTAACGTAGATCAAGAAGCTAGACTAGCTCCTGAAGCAGCTTTAGAAGCTATAGTTAAAAGAGGTGGAAAAGGTGCGGCAGAAGCTGAAAGAGTACAGCGTTTAGCTACAGGAAGAACACCTGCGGAAGTTCAACTACCTGCTGCTCCTGCTACGGCAGAGTTAACTATGGAAGCTCTACGTGACAAGTTCTATGGAACTCCACGTAAAGAGTCTTTCTTTAAAAACTATGGCCCTATGTTAAAACAGTTTCCGGGCCTAAGCACAGAGCTTAAAACTGTATCTGACGCTATTGAAACTGTAGCTCAAGACATAGCCAGCAAAGAAGGTAGAGTAGCTTCTTTAAGAGACAGGGAGGTAACTTCCGTAGCTGTATTACTCAACGCTGACCCTGAAAACATTTACCCTACTATAAGCAATATGACTAGGGACAACATACGCAAACTTAATCAAGTTGTTAAAGTAGACGGGGTAGATCAAGGGTTACAAGCAGTAGTCTTAGACGAGTTTCTAAATAAACTTAGAACGAGAACATCAAAAGAATGGTCTGAAGGTTTTAAATCTTTAGATTTTGTTATAGAAACAGATTTAGGCTTCAAGAAACTGTTTGAAGAAGTATTGACACCTGCACAGCAAACGTCTCTACGTAGACTAGATAAGATAGCTGAAATTTCTTTCAAAGATCCTACTAAAGGGTTTACTGATAAAGAGGCTGCTGAAATAGCTGCTAGCCCCCTTGTGGAAGGTTTAGCTTCTATGTTAGCTCTTAATATGACATCTAAGTTTACTTCAGGCGCTGGCGCGTTAGCAGTAGCTAACAGGTCTTCTAAAGCTGCTAGGGATGTTCTAAACAAATTAACCCGCACACAGTCTCAAAGACTAATAGAACAAGCTCTGTTAGACCCTGATGTGCTTATAGGTCTATTGAAGATACAAACTAAAGCTAAGACTCCTGAAGCTGCCGCTAATCAAGTTAGAGCGTACTTACTTACGGCTGGTGTAGATGTAGGGCAGGAAGCAGAAAAGGCTCCAGAAGTAACTAAGGAGCCTGTGGTGCGTAATGTTCCTATGGGGGGTCAAGGTTCTAGGCAACAAAGACAGGCAGGAATGTTAACAGGAATGTAGAGACAAAGGGGGCATTGCGCCCCCAAGTCTTCTCAAGCTACATTAGAAAACTTAACCTTCCCTACATCCCCACGTAAGCCAGCCTTCATGTAGGTGGTAGCTCTGCCTTCAAAGAAGTTCTGATGCTCTACACCTAACACATCGTCCAGCCAGTTCAGTGGATTCTCTTTGACATTGTAGTTAGTCTTCAGTCCTAACTGTAGCAGCCTACGGTCAGCAATGTACCTGATGTACTGTTGCATCTCCTTCTTGGTCAATCCGGGAATATCACCTTGCTCAAACACCAAGTCCAAGAACCTATCCTCTAGGTCAACCATCTCACGACATGCCTGATAGATCTCAGCCTTGAAGTCATCAGTCCACAAGTCAATGTTCTCCTGCATAAACTCCCTGAATAGCTTTGTCATTGCCTCTACGTGCATGGATTCATCACGGATACTGTACGTAATGATCTGCCCCATGCCCTTCATCTTGCCAAACCTTGGGAAGTTAAGCAGGATGATGAAGCTAGAGAACAACTGCAAGCCTTCAGTAAAGCCTGAGTAGATAGCCAGTGCCTTAGCAATGCTCTTCTTGTCGCCTTTAGTGACCTTCACAGCGTTGATGTACTCATGCTTGTCAGCCATAGCCTCGTACTCTGAGAACGCCTTATACTCCACCTCCGGCATCCCTACGGTGTCCAGTAGCAGGCTGTAGGCATGTTGGTGTATAGACTCCATGTTAGCAAAGCTAGACATCATCATACGTGCTTCAGGTTTCTTAAAGATACGCATGTACCTGTCAACGTACCCAGCACCTACGTCTACATCAGACTGTGTAAACAGACGGAAGATCTGAGTCAGTAGGTTCTTCTCTTCATCAGTCATTGTCTGCCAATCTTTAACGTCATTGTGCAGAGGCACATCTTCTGGGAACCAGTGCATCTGATTCTGTTGTGAGTAGTAGTCAAACATCCAAGGATGGTCAAACGGTTTG